TCTACACATCAAGCCTCTTGCTGACAGGAAGCAACGCCCGTTGATCTTTTCGATGTTAATTCACCATGACATACCTTAGACCCGATTGAACCAGTGGTACACCTTGAGTGTGTAGACTTTCCCTGCAGGAAATTATGTTAGTACAGCTACATCTTGTACCCCGATGCCATCCCACCTGCTAGTCTGTAAAGCTTTGGATACTTCACTGTGACGTAGTATCTCTGCTCTGTGTGGATGTGCTGCATCTTGTGCATGTGATGACCAGTAAGTCATAGCATTATACAATGCCCATTTGTTTTGACCTAGCTTGGATGTCTCATTACGATACAAACCCATTAGCTTTTCTAATTTAGTTTCATTGACCTTGACCATAGTAGTATTGGAACTACGCTTACATATGGTAGCCTTGAGGAATGTCTCAGCCTCTAGCATACTTACAGGTTGAGTGGCATACTTTTGCCAGATACCCTCGCTGTCAAAGAAGCCGGTGATAGCACGATCAATCTTACCTTGCGTACCTATCAAGCTGAAGCCTGATGTATGCTTGTTACGATCGAATGATAATGCTTTCGGACTAGCACATCCATTGCTACACCATAGTCTGTAACCCTCGGCCTTGATCATGATTGACCAAGCACCATCGTATGAGTTGGTATAGTCTACGTGGAACTTGATATAGTCACCAACTTGAGGCTCAATAACTAGGTCATTGAATGCTATAGTACCACGTAACTTTGCACCATTCTCATATACGCTTTGAGTATGAGTGAAGTCACGAGTGACTCTGTTACTGTTACGTGCAGCTTGTTCCATCTTGTCAACGACCTCACCATGCCGTATCATTTGGTATGCACCACCATGCGTACCAAGTACTGCTCCAGTATCAGTACGAACGATAGCTTGTTGCATTTTCTTGGGTACTGGGTAGGGAATTATGTTATTAGAGCTACCTTGAATCTCACGTACTGCTACGAGAGGCACGACCTCCACTGGGAAATCATAAGGTGCTAAGTGTGTTGTTATTCCATCCATTGTTATCTCCTATATGTAAATGGGTTTGGTTGAAGTGAATTGAATTTCATCATGCAAAAAAAGTCAACACGTTATCACCCCCCATGGGTTGCACGAACGAAGTGAGTGCGACTTATTGGGTGTTAGGGAAGTGATAAGTGTTTGGGGTTAGTTTGCATATGCTCCTTGTGTTTTGCAATGAGCCTGCGAATGGTACGCAAAACTCTATTGTTGCTGAATTGAACAAGAAAAAAGGCAGACTAGGATGAACCTAGCCTGCAGTTGAAGTTACTTGTTCTTTGCTTGAGTGTTGATCAAGTCGTTGAGTATATCCTGAGCCTCTTTCTTTGGCATAGTCTCTAACTCACCCGGCTTTTGTTTAATCATATCAACACCATGCTTGATGATGTATTGCTGAACGTTATGTTCAAATACCTTTTGCTCTTCGACAGTACGACCTGACTTACGACCACGTATCTTAAGCCATACCTGCTCAGTACGTTCTGATGGTGGTGTACCATTGCTAGAACCTAGTGTCTTAGGATTGAAAGCCTCGTCAAGCTTAGCTGAGTATGCTTCGCTACCCATCCATTGCTCACCATAGGTAGCCTCGAACAAGTCACGAAAGATAAGATACTCAGCCTCGCTATTAGCGATTGCTGATTCAGCACAGTCGTAAGCATCTAACAGTTTCTCGCTACTGTTCTTAGCTAGACTGTTCTCTATGTTGGTAAGTCTTTCATGTGACTTGGCAAGCTGTTGTTGTGCTGTCTTGCAGTATGCACCATACCTCATTAGTATAGACAATCTCCAGAATGGGTTGTCTTGACCTGAGTCAGTTGCATCGTCAGTAAACTCTGAGGTATATTTCTTAGAGTACTCAGGCTTCTCTTGCTCACCCATGTCGAAGTTTTCGATCCATGTGTCTGTGATTGTAGTGTGTACGTCTTGTGTTTTGATTTTTGATTTTGACATTGTGTTCTCCTATGTTTGATTATGTCATATGATTGTGGGCAACATGCCCGGTAGTATGGGTAGCCTTTCGACTACCCAATCTTGTTAAATTAATGCTAATAAAAATACGAATGTTATAAATGCTGTGACTACAAACAATATATATATCATGTATATTAGAAAGTAATTATCCATTATAATGTACCATTGTATGTTGAGTCATAGTATAAGTCATCCCATGCTATATCTAATGCAAACTGATGAGATGTTATCTCGTTGTCTATTATATTATCTTGTATTGAACAACAGTCACGTTGCATAATCTCTTTGTAAAGTTTTAAACCAAACTTATAAGCGTTTCTTGTTCTTACAAAGTGTCTATGTTTATATGCAGTAGCAACCAATGCATCGTAGGTATATTGTTTCATGTTATTCATAGCTATCTCCTTATGTTAAATCCCAACACTCACAGGGATGTTTTGCTTTATGATACGGTCTCAACGTTGCTCTCGGAATTAGTCAACACCTCGCATTTCTGACGACGAGAAAATTCATTAATAACTAATAGTATTTTCTTTAGGAAAAATGTCTGCCCAATAAATGTTCTTACATTTATTTGGACTAGGTGTTTACTTGTTCGGCCTGTTAGTAAGTCTTATAACAAATAGCCAACACAGGTCTGTGTATAGCTTCGGTCTGCTATTTGTTGTTAGAGTTAGTTACAGGTGAGAGTGACGTAAGACCCGTAGGATAATAAAGAAAAACAATCCCTGTGTGTGTTCTCACAGGTATGTGAGGAGCAGGCGAGTATGTGCCTGCTCTGAACGAAACAGGATAAGCATAAGTTGTTGCTTGTTTTGTAATCTTTTGCGTCAAAAGATGATTGTCCGAAGCCACCTACAGAATAGATATAGATAGCGTAGAACCGCATTAACGTCCCTTTTCTGTGTTCTGTTGACGAAAGCTAGGGTAACGTAACGATAGCATGACTAAGAGTCATGTGATAGTGGATGTTACTCTAGCCTAAAGAAAAGGAAACGGACTGCAGGACAATAATTGGATACTGATCGAACCACCTGTGTTAATAAGCTATACAATGTAAGTAGTGTCATGTTATCCATATTAATCTCCAATTAGCCATCAAAGATACATAGCCATCGTTCTGTCTGCAATGTCCATCAGTCACCAAAGCTTTGCTTTGGGCTGACTGGTGAGTGCATTTAGCGTTGCAGGCATGGTTGTGGCTATGTATTACCACGTTTGTGCATTGACAGAGGGTACGTAGGGATGTGACAAAAGGGGGGATTACAGGGGGGTTATCTCTAGCGTAGAGAAGTTTTGATGTTACTTTTTCAAAAGTAACTGGTTTGCTACTTGTCCAACAAGTAGGTCTGAAAGACATTTATCTATGTGATATAGGAGGGATACATATGATTGAGCAACGTAAGTTAACCAAGAGACAAACAGCATTAGTTGATACCATCGTAGCAAGTGGATGTACTGTGAAAGAAGCGTCGGTGCAGGCAGGATATGCAGATGGTGAATCAGGAAGAGTGACAGCCAGTAAGACTTTGAGGCTACCACATGTACAGCAGTATATGATGCAACGTATAAGTGAGAGTATAGGATTGAGTGCTACGACGGCATCGAATAGGATACTCACCCTAGCTAAAGGTGCGAAGAGTGAGTACGTTCAGCTTGAGGCGAGCAAGGACATACTAGATAGGGCAGGGTTCAAAGCTCCAGACAAACACATGCATCTACATGCAGGGGAAATAAAAGTGCAGATAGATTTGACCTAGGGGGGTGGGGGGAAAAAGTGCGAGGGGCGACTCGACAACATCTCTACAACAAACATTATTTGCTCAAAAGGTTCGTTTGTGCATTGAGCCATCAAACAACATAAGTGATAACTAAACTATGGCAACACCGGCATGGACAAGAAAAGCAGGCAAGAATCCCAAGGGTGGATTAAACGCAAAGGGTCGTGCGTCTTATAAGAAAGGCACATTGAAAGCACCTGTTAAGAGTGGAGACAATCCAAGGCGTGCATCTTTCTTAGCGAGGATGGCAGGCAACAAAGGTCCTGATAGAGATTCCAAAGGTAAACCTACAAGAAAGTTATTATCCCTCAGAGCATGGGGTGCATCTAGTTCGGCTGATGCAAGAGCAAAGGCTAGGGCAATATCTAAACGAAACAAAGCAAAAAAGAAGAAAGGATAATATTATGCCGATGGGTAAGGGCACGTATGGTTCTACTAAAGGTAGACCACCAAAGAAGAAGAGTTTATTAACTGGTAAGCAGAAGACATTGCCTCCTGCTTTACAGAAAAAGATTATGAAGAAAAAGAAAAAGTAATGGCTGTTAATGCTGCAGGTAATTACACTAAGCCTACTATGAGGAAAGCTATCTTTCGTAGGATCAAGGCAGGTGGCAAGGGTGGAAGACCCGGGCAATGGTCTGCACGAAAAGCACAGATGCTTGCCAAACAATATAAAGCAAAGGGTGGGGGTTATACTTCCTGATGGATTGGATAACAGCAGACCTAGTCACAGTCTTACATGAGATGTCTTGGTTTGATGGAATCATTTATATTTTTTTAGGTTTAGGTGTTTATGCAACTGTTAAATGGATTAATAACAAATGGCGTTAAAGAAAACACAGAGGTCACTGCGTGCTTGGACTAAACAAAAATGGCGTACCAAAAGTGGTAAACCTAGTACACAAGGGAGTAAAGCAACAGGCGAACGTTATCTACCTGAGAAAGCAATTAAAGCTTTATCTGACTCTGAATACAAATCCACTACGGCTGCTAAACGCAGAGCAGTTAGAAGAAATAAACAAGTATCTAAACAGCCCAAAAAGATTGCAAGCAAAACGAGAAGCTTTCGCTCTTACACATAGGATGAAGAATGATTAATATTTACTTTGAAATTTTTAGATTTTTTAATAAGATAAGCAATTACTTTTATAATAAGTACTGCCGTTGCTTGCATAAGAAACAGATTGATAACATAACACGAGTTGTTAAATGAGACTTCATAAGCTTAACAAAGAAGACAGAGACATACTTCGTATTGTAGTTAAGCAAGTACACTTTAAACATTATCCCGAACAGTTCTGTACTGATTATGAAGCAGACAAAATGATTGCAGCAATAGCACCTGATGTTATTGAAAGACTAACTAAAGTCGGCAAGGATATGAGAGTTGACCAACTTTAAATACAAACCTGATGGAGAAGTATGTAAGTCTTTTTTAAAGGATGAAACTTTCTTCAGAGGATTAAGAGGGCCAGTTGGCTCAGGTAAATCAGTGGCTTGTTGTGTAGAAGTATTCAGACGAGCCTTAATGCAGGAGAAATCACCAGATGGCAAACGCAAAAGTAGGTGGGCGATTATCAGAAACACCAATCCTCAGCTTCGTACTACCACGATTAAAACTTGGTTGGACTGGTTTCCGGAAGACGATTGGGGTAGGTTCTCTTGGTCAGTTCCATATACGCACAAAATATCCAAGAGTGATCTGGAGTTGGAGGTTATATTCCTTGCACTCGACAGACCTGAAGACGTTAAGAAACTCCTCTCGTTAGAACTAACTGGCATATGGATTAACGAGGCTAGGGAAATACCTAAGTCAATTATTGATGCATGTACTATGCGTGTTGGTAGATATCCATCTATGAGAGACGGAGGTCCGACTTGGACTGGGGTTATTGCAGATACAAACGCACCCGAAGAAGATCATTGGTGGCCAATCATGGCAGGCGAAGTTCCTATACCTGATCACATTAGTTCTGAAGAATCTAGGATGTTAGTTAAGCCTGACAACTGGAAGTTCTATACTCAACCCTCAGCTATGTTAGAAGATAAAGATGAAGAGGGATTGATAGTAAAGTATAATCCTAATCCTGTAGCTGAAAACAAAAAACATATGATGGGCAGTTACTATCCTAACTTGATACAAGGTAAGACAAAGAGTTGGATAGACGTATATGTAATGAACAGGCTAGGTCATATCCAAGATGGGAAGCCTGTGTATAATATGTTTAGAACAGATGTCCATGTTGCAAACGAAGAGATACCCGTCGCAGATGGTATGCCTTTATTTATTGGATTAGATTTTGGTTTGACCCCTGCTGCAGTCTTTGGACAAAAGGTAAGGGGGCGTTGGCTTCTGCTTCAAGAGATTGTAGCTTTTGATATGGGTATAGTTAGATTCGCTGAGCTGCTAAGACAAGAGATAGCAATGCGTTACGCTAACTGTGAAGTTAATATATTTGGTGATCCTGCAGGTGACTTCAGAGCACAGACTGATGAGAGCACACCATTCCAAATACTTAGAGGTGCAGGTCTGAAAGCCAGACCTACTCACAGTAATGACGTATCTCTTAGACTTGAATCTGTATCTGGGCCATTGCAACGTATGGTTGATGGGCAGTCAGGTGTACTAATAGATTATAGATGCAAAGAATTAATCAAAGGGTTTGAGGGTGGCTATCACTATAGACGTATGCAAGTATCAGGTGAACGCTATGAAGACAAGCCTGCTAAAGATAGATTCTCACATATACATGACGCACTACAATATTTAATGTTAGGCTCAGGTGAGGGCAGACAAGTGATGGGTCAGTTCAAAACTGTTAGTGCATTCAATGCACGCACAGACTTTGATGTATTTACTAGACAACCTAAACAACAAAGACGACAAGGACTGTGGTCAAGAATGTAACGTTTGTGCGTTGCGTTATATTTATGTTATAGTTATGGCTAAAAGAAAAGGAGTTATATATGTGTATTGGAGGTAGAAGTCCTAGTCCACCTGCACCCGATCCTGAGTTAGCAAAGGAACGTGAGTCTGAGAAAGCTAAAGAGCAAGTAAAGACTGCAGAAATGAAGCAGGAAGCATTAGAAGAAACTGTCTCAAGAAAACGTAAGGGTACTGGTAGACGATCATTACTAACTGGCTCAGGTGGTGGTGTAGGATTTTACAATAGGTACGATACCTAATGATTGATTTAGCTCAAAGCTATATGGCTAAATACGAAAAGGCCAAAACAATCAGACGTGAGTTTGAAGAACTTTACGATGAAATCTTTGAGTACTGCCTCCCACAAAGACAAGGGTTTAAGAACTATACGCCCGGTCAAAGACGTGATGATCGAATCTTTGATGAGACAGCCGTCGTTGGTGTTCAAGAGTTTGCATCAAGACTACAGTCAGGATTAGTTCCTAACTTTGCTAGATGGGCAGACTTTGTTGCAGGCAGTGAAGTGCCATCAGAAGAAGCTGATGATATTAATAACAAGTTAGATAAAGTAACTGAGTATATCTTTGAGGTATTACAGACATCTAACTTTGCACAAGAGATTCATGAATGTTTTATAGACCTTGCTTTAGGTACGGCAGTACTTGCTGTTACTGAGGGTGATGCTATTAATCCTATACGTTTTCATTCTATTCCATTGCCACATGTTGTATTGGATACTGGGCCAAATGGTATGATAGATCATGTATATAGAGAAAGAGAATTAAAGTATGAAGACCTACCTGTAGCTTATCCACGTGGTACATTTTCAACTAAGACATTAGAGAAGATACAAAAGTATCCTGATAGTAAATGTAAAATACTAGAAGTGTCCTGTAAGCTATATGATAAACCAAACGAAGAACGATATAGCTATATGGTTATTGAGTGTGGTGATAAGCAACTAATACTACAGGAAGAATACTCAGGTGTAGGTTCTAATCCTTTTATTGCATTTCGTTGGAGTAAAGCTAGTGGTGAAGTATATGGCAGAGGCCCTGCAGTCAATGCGTTAAGTGCTATTAAGTCTGCTAACCTTACAATAGAATTAGTTCTTGAGAATGCACAGATGGCTATATCAGGTATCTATCAGATGGATGATGATGGTGTTATCAACGTAGATACAATTAACTTAGTGCCGGGAACTGTGATACCTAAAGCACCTAACTCCCAAGGACTGCAACCAATAAGAGCAGCAGGTAACTTTGATGTTGCTAATCTAGTTCTTAATGATATGCGTAACAATATTAAGCGAGCATTGTATAATGACATGCTTGGTGATCCAAACAAAACACCTGCATCAGCTACTGAGGTAGCAGAACGTATGGCTGATTTATCTAGGAAGATTGGTTCTGCATTTGGCAGACTACAAGCAGAGATGGTACAGCCTGTTCTTCAACGTGTAGTTTATCTTTTATCAAAGCAAGGCAGGATAGAAATTCCAACTGTTAATGGTAGAGAAGTAAAGATAAAAAGTGTTTCCCCACTGGCACAGGCACAATCTAATCAAGACATTGTTTCCCTAGATAGGTTTCTCGAAATGGTTGCAGGCCGTTTCGGTCCAGAGGTAGTTAATCTCCTTGTCTCCTCAGAGGAAACTGCTATCTATCTAGCCAAGAAATTTGGTGTGCCAGACCATTTGATTCGTGATGTAGGTGAGCGTCAGAAGATGGTACAGATGGCACAACAGATGCAACAACAAACAGGAATAGACCCGAATGCAAACCCAAACATCCAAGCACTTGGGGGTTGATGGATACCCTCGTTCAAAAGAACAAGACGAAAAGATTTCCCAAGATTTAGCCAGTACCTTTAACTCCCCCAGTGGTCTGGCTACTTTACAATATCTGAAGTCCATAACTATAGAAGCAATAACTGGAGCAAACATATCTGCTGAAGAGTTAAGGCATCTTGAGGGACAAAGATACTTAGTGGCATTAATTGCCAAACGTGTTCAACATGCAGAGAGGATTAATCATGGAAGAAACATTACTACAAACACAAAGTGAAGCACCTGCTGAAGCAACAGCAGAAACAACAGAGGCTGTTACTACAGAAGCTGCACCTGCTAGACCTGAATGGTTGCCTGAAAAGTTTAGTGACCCTGCTGATATGGCAAAAGCATATGGCGAACTAGAGGGCAAGCTAGGTAAAGGTGAAGAAGAATTACGTACAAAGCTTATGGAAGAAATGGAAACAGAAGCTTTTTCAGAACGACCTGCGTCAGTAGGTGAGTATGTATTACCAGAATCTATAGATGAAGCTGAGGCTGTAGATAATGAGTTGCTTAACTGGTGGTCTAACTATTCATGGGAAAATGGATTAAGCCAAACAGAATTTGCTGAGGGCATTGAAAAGTACGCTAATGCAGTAGGGGGTCAACAGGTTGATCTTGAATCTGTATCAAAAGAATTAGGAGATAACGCAACAGCTAGAGTAGAAGCTGTCCAGTTATGGATGAATAAGTTCTTTCCTGATCCTGCTATGCAAGAAGCAGTAGCTACATTAGGTTCAAGTTCTGCAGGTATTAAAGCATTGGAACATGTTATCGAACAAACAAAAGGAAGTACTGTATCGCCTACTGGTGTGCCTGCCGGTCAAGTAAGTCAAGCTGATGTTGAAGCTAAGATGAAAGACCCAAGATATTGGCAACAGGGTAGACGTGATGAAGCATTTGTTAGGGAGGTAAACAGTGACTGGCAGAGACTTCACGGGGGTAGGTAAGTATGGCGATGCCTTTATTGTAAAGTCGAGACCAAGTCATGCTGAAAGACTACAAAGTAATTTAAGATCGACAGATGTAAGAGAGTGTGTGATTGCAGGCGTGAATCCTTGGCGTGCATTAATGCAACCATTTCAAGAAGATACGGCTGAAACTTATACTGCTTTGTTAAACGACGAACCTGTTATGATGTTTGGTGTAGTTAAACAACATGATCTTGTTGGTAGGATATGGATGCTTTGTAGTTATGAAGTAGAAAAATATCCAAAAACATTTATGAAATTTTCTCCATCTATAGTTGAGTACTTTCAAAGTCAGTATTATTTATTGGAAAATGTTTGTCCTGTAGATCATTACAAAACTCTTTCATGGCTTGGCTACCTTGGGTTTGACATACTTCCTGATATAATAATGCAAAATGGTTTTCAAGTAGTTAGATTTGTGCGTTGTCAGAATAATTATTATATGCCATCCATTGAGGATACACGGCCTGTAATAAGCTGATGGCCCTAACGGATAACCAGTTGAAGCAAAGAGCAGATAACCGAGAGCAACCTTAACAACAATCTGCTATATGCAGGGAAAGGACTACATAATGGCTAATACAATAGACACAGCCTTTATTAAGCAGTTCGAGTCCGAGGTACATTTAGCTTATCAAAGAATGGGTTCTAAGTTAATGAACACTGTTCGTAATGTAAGCAATGTTGCAGGAAGCGTTGTACGCTTTCAAAAAATCGGTACTGGAACAGCTTCAACTAAATCAAGAAATGGTATGGTAACTCCAATGGAACTAACACATACTACAGTAGAAGCAACGTTAGCAGACTACTATGCTGCAGAATACATTGACAAGTTAGACGAACTCAAGACAAACATTGATGAGCGTCAAGCTATTGCAACTTCTGCTGCTGCTGCATTAGGTCGTAAGACAGACGAGATTCTTGTCACTGCGATGGATGCAGGTGCTAACTCAACTCAATTACATAATACAAGTAGTGCTGTTGAAAAAGCAGACTTGTTATCTGCATTTGAAACATTTGGTACAGCAAACATTCCGGAAGATGGACAGCGTTATATTGCTATGCATCCTAAAGGTTTTGCTGATCTTTTCTTAATTGAAGAGTTTGCATCATCAGATTACGTAGGTGATCAGAACTTACCATACGCAGGTGGAATGACCATGAAGAACTTTCTAGGTTTTAACATCATGTCTACTTCTGCTATTACAGCAGGAAAGAACTTAGCGTATCACACAAGTTCTGTAGGTTTAGGTATTGGTGCTAATGTAACTACTGAGTTAAATTATGTACCAGAGAAAGTTTCTCACCTTGCAACCTCAATGATGTCCATGGGTGCTAGTGTCATAGATGACAATGGTATTTATGAACTTCTTGATAACAACGGATAGGGAGATTTATCATGGCTTATTCTTCTAATGGATTGACACGCATGGCAGGTGGTGGTGGCTACAATATGTGGTACTACTCAAGCACTGATGCATTATCAGCAGTGCGTGCATCTGGATATTTTAATGATGCAGCAGGCATGATGAATGTAGGTGATTTAGTTATCGTATATGATAGTGATGCACCAACAATCGCATTGTCAGTTGTGTTATCAAACACTGGTTCGGTTGTTGATATTGCAGATGGTACTGCAATAACAGTAACAGATAGTGACTAAAATAAATGGCATCAACGGCATCTGATTCAGCGTTGGACATTGCATCGAGAGCCTTAGTGCTCATCGGTGCAGAGCCAATTACTTCTTTTGAAAGCAGTTCAACTGAAGCATTGGTTGCGTCTAACATGTATGAAGATGTCGTTAGGTCATCTTTGTGTGTAGCAAGATGGAGGTTTGCAACAGAGCAAGCAGTGTTAAATCAACTTACAGACACCCCGACTGGTAGATTTGCTATAGCACATCAGCTTCCAAGCAATCTTCTTATGCTTCATGCAGTCACGATTAATGATAATAAAATTATATACACAGTATATGGCGACAAAATCTTTTCAGACTCTACAACAAACGATACGTTAATAGCCGACTATACTTACAGAGCACCTGAGACAGACTTTCCATCTTACTTTTCATTAGCAGTTCAGTATTCATTGGCATCTGTATTTGCCACATCAATAGCTAGAGATGATAAGCTTATGGAGATGATGGAAGTAAAGGCAGAAAGGTTAATGGCTAA